GGGCTACCGCGCCGGAATCCACCAATTCGTTGTGCCAATCGAGGCGGATGGAATAGTGGTCACTTCCGATCATTCATCAATTCCTCCACCATCTGTATTCTACTGCCGATCCACCGCATTACCGGGACTGCCATCGAATTTCCAATAGCCTTGTATCGCGGCCCATCCGGTGCTGCCTTTCCACGATGGGGAACATCGGTCCACCCGTCTGGAAAACCTTGCAGCCTTTCACATTCCAGGGGAGTTAGGCGGCGGACTTGCATGGGCATGGCGATTGCCGTTGGATTCTTTGCGCCCAATGCTGGGCTTATATCCTCCGCTGTAGCCCTTTGGGTTGCTGACATTCTGCCTGGGAATGCCAACACGCAGGGTTCCGTATCGCCCCGCTTCGTTTGGCTGGTTAGTGTTGGTGCTTGATCCTTTAGTTCAACCGTCCCGGTGCGCCTTGCTTCCGCTGCGGTGAATGCCTTGGGTCCGGTTAATTGCATACCATATGGGTCTGTTTCCCATTCATCAATCGGCGGGCATTCACATTCGCCTGTATGCGTGTTGTGAATATTGCACCAAAAGTCTCCGCATTCTTCAGGGCATGGAATCCAGGCTGGCCTTGGGACAAGCACCGCGGGGAACCTGTTCTTTTCAGGCATTGTTTGTCGCCTTTCAAGAACAGCATCGAGCGTCTGGGTTGTTTGCGTCCCATCCCAGAACATCCCGTTTATTGGCCTTCCCTGACAACTTGCATCAATGCCATCTTGAGTTGTTCCGGCAGTTCCTTTCCTCTTTTTTCTGCCCGCCTTAGAATCCCCTCGCAGGCTTTCTTGCTCAAAAAGAACCGCTGCGGAATTTCTCCAGTTTCCAAGATATCCGACAACAAAGACTCTTCTTCTCCTTTGTGGGACTCCGAAGAATTGAGCGTCCAGCACTCTCCAGCACAAGCCATACCCGAGTTCGACCAGCGACCCGATGAAGGAACCAAAATCCCTTCCTCCCCCGCTTGACAGGACTCCGGGGACATTCTCCCAGACAATCCATCTGGGGCGAGAGTGTTTAGCAATTTGGGAAAATCCGAGAGCCAGTTGCCCACGAACATCATCAAGTCCTTTTCGGAGTCCCGCGGTGGAGAATGACTGGCAGGGTGTTCCCCCCACAAGAAGGTCGATTGTTTCACGGGGCCAATCCCTCCATTTGGTCATATCGCCCCAGTTAGGGGTATCGGGGAAATGGTGTTTCAGAACGGAGCAGGGGAAAGCCTCGATCTCTGAATAGGCTACCGCTTTCCAGCCAAGGCTTTTCCAGGCGCAAGAGGCCGCCTCGATGCCGGAACATACCGATAGATACCTCATCGATCACCCGCCACAAACCTGTCGAAATTGGCCCCGGATTGCTCATCCAGGATGGGAGGATCGGCAGGTGCTGGATGGTCCGCTATCGCGGCGCGGTTCCGTTCTTTTCGCACCGTCCAAGGTGACAATTTGACCATCAACCCATCCACCGCCGCTGCGTAATCGGCATCCGAATAAATCCACCGCTTGGGTGCGATTTGGGTTGGCGCGGGAATCCGCCCGTCCTTGATTAGAATCCAGATTCGTTGCCTGGAAAGCCCTGTCAACCGACAAAGGCTGGCGACAGTTTTGAATTCTTCCTGGGCTGGATTGTCAACTGAATCCATAGCTATTCCTTTCTTGTGACAGGCTACCCGCAGGGGGCGTTCTGCTGGGTGGGCCTCAAGCCCACCCCACCCAGCAACCCAACCACGCCGCGCTTGCGCGGCCACAGTTGACCAATTATCGACTTAACTTATTTTAGCCTGAAATGGCATTCCTGTTGACAGTAGACCGGAATGTCTTGAAATATAGTTGACAACCACTATTTGATTTTGATTTTCATGCCGTCAACCACATTGGCTATGTCGATATCCCTTTGATAAAGCTTGGACCTAAGTTCCATAATCGCCGGAACGGTTGACTCCTTGCCTTCACTCTCCAGGCGAGAGATGGCGCGGGAAGTGTAATCGCCCAAAACTTCAACTGAAATCTTTGACCAATCAACCATAGTGAAACCCTCCTGGCTTCGATTATTTTACGGTCGTGTTGTCAACGGTTTTCCTGTCAACAAAAAATCCCTTATTAAGTAATAATTAATAGAATAATATTAATATAATAGTTTAAAAAGCAACCTACTAACTCCAGCCGGGCAAGCCCGGCATAGCCGCTAAAGCGGCACAGGCTCCCTGCGGTCGCCGCCGGACGGGTGTGACCGTCCGGCAGAAGAAGAACAGAATACCTAATACTTACAGCTTACTTATTACTACTCTATTATTAATTAATAAAGGAAAAATCGTGCCAAACCTTGGCACCAGGCCAATTTTGTTCCTAAGTTGCGATTCCTGAACGGTTTATGGCGAGATTTTTATGGTCAACGGTTGTTGGTGAATCTTAAGTTTTTGCAATGTGGCTTGTTTTTGAGGGGAAATTATAGTGTACAAATAGGCAACATCTTGCCCTGTAAGAGTTTATGATCTATTTAAAAAATATTTGCAAGTTTTTGTTCAGGTTCCGTTGACATAGTGTCGAATGGTTGGATATGGTGAATGAGTCGAGAGGAAAAAGGAAAAAGGAGAATGGAAATGACATTCAGGGAATTGGAAAAGGTGGTGGTTGAAAACGGTTTCAGGGTTTCAGCTGCCAGCTACGAAAACGAAGATTTTGTTTACGCCTGTTCGGTCGAATGCCACCCTGGAAACTACCACCATCCCAAGTTTGTTGCCGCTTTGGACAAGCGAACCGGATGGGTTTCGATCACCGGGAAAAAATCTTTCAAAATCTGACGCAAGTCTCCCGGCCCCGTTCGTTCAGGTTGTGTCAACGGTCACCAATTGAGAGGAAAAGGAAAATGTGCAATTCAGTTCACCCGTTTGAAATCGCCGGTCTGGGCCGCGCCCCTTTCACCCTGGAGGGTTATTCATGCGAGGTTGGCCCCAAAAAGCTGGCCGATGGCGTGACGGTTGGCGCACCTGGGCAACCGATGGGAACCTGTGACTATTGCGGCAGGGGCATCGCCCATGTTTTCAAGATTCGTTCCTCCGATGGAAAAGAGTCTGGCGTGGGTTGCGATTGTGTCCTCAAGATTGAGCGGGAAGATAATCAGCTGGTTTCGGCTGTTAAAAAGGCCAAGCTTTTGCTGGACCGGAAGGCCCGCCAGGCCAAGGCCGCGCAGAAGGCCAAGGATGCCCGCGAGAAGCGGTTGCAGGCCCAAAGGGATCGGAATGGAGGGTTGACAGACCAGGAAGTCAGGGATCAGCGTTGGGCGGCAGAATTGGCCGAAATCAAGGCCGGAAACGAATGGTTGGTTTCCCGCCTGGATGGTAACGGTCCCTTTGTTACCCATATGCGCGAATTGCTGGAGCGGTATCCCGCCCGTGAACTGTCGGCAAAGCAGATCGAAATCCTGGGGCGTATTTGGGTTGGTTCGTTCGGGTTCCCCCGCGAATCCCAGGCCGAAGCCGAGGCGGCAACGGAGTTTCGGGAAAAAGTTTACGGGGAATGAAAAATCCCGTGCAAGTTTCTCCCGGTGGTTCGTTATTAGGTCATAAGGGGCGCGGTGAGGAATCGCGAGGGTTCGCACGGTAAAACTGGCTGAGAGGCTGGGATACCCTGCAAGCCGGTGGATAGCCGGGCAATACCCCTGGTTTTCAAAAAGGAAGGAATAGGTGCGTCATGGGTTTGATCACGCAGGAGTCGATGAAATCCCTTGGGATTAAGGGGTTTTTGGTTCGCCAGGGTGAGATGGTGATCGGGGTGGTTGTCCACCTGCGCGGGCGGAAAGGAACCCCCCAGCAATTCCAGGCCTGGAAACCCTTCAATCCGGTCACCCTGGAACAGGTTCACCTTGGCAACCATCCGACGAAGTTGGCCGCGCTTGAAGCGGTAAAAAAGGCTAACGGAATTTCTTGAAAATTTTGTGCAAGTAATTACAGGTGGCTCGTTTGTCTTGTGGATCGGTGGTTTTAAGAGGAAAGGATCGGAACCATGTTTGCAGTAGTTGACACTTGGAACAAACCCCATGAGCAGTTTGGACGGGTTATCTCCCGCCACAAAACCCTGAAGAACGCCATAAAGGCCGAGAATAAGCTTTTCCGGCAAAAGTACCCTGGGTTCACCGTTTTGGTTGAATTGAAAAAGAATGTGGATGTTATCCCGTGTTACTGGACCGAAATGAATGAGATAGTTGAGCATATGCCATGCCTTGACCATGCGCGGCCCATCCGCATGGAAGAGGTTTCCAATGCAGTCGGAATAGCCCGCTGATGAGGCCGGAAGGCCGAAACCCCTTAAGGGGTCCGGGTTTCAGAATAGGGAACTGAATAGGAAAGGAATAGGAAAATGGATACCAGGATCATCAAGATTGTTGAAGTTTCCGCAAGTCTTCCGGGCAGCTACAAATATCCCCGAAAAAGGCTCCGGGTTGTCCGTTGCCAGCCCAACCAGAAGGGCTACCGGAACGAAAAGGATGTTGATGTTATCTGGGAAAGCTATCACTTTGCAGCAAACAGCAAGGGTCCGAAATCTGATTACCAGAAATACCTGGCTAAGGCCGAAGCTATCAAGCTTGAGCATGAGATGCCGGAAATCGCTTACACCCAGATTGATGGTTCGGATTTGAAATCGGTTTGGTTGCACAATTCATTTCGCCTTGAGTTTCCTACCTGGATTGTCTGCCAGACCCAGGATGGCCGTTTCTGGTTGGATTCTGATCCGGCTGGTTTTTCTGACCATTCCAAATGCACCGAAATTACCCAAATGCAAGCCGAAAGGATTTCCGGTCAGCAAATTGTCAGGGATGGCCAAAACCTTTTCAAAGTTCCGGTTTGAACCCGGAACTTTTCAATCACCTAAATTTTTACAGGGATAGGGGGTATATCATGCGTTTTCCCGTTCAGAAGGTTTGCCTGTTCTATCGCCGGAAATATGGTTATCCGGTGACCTCCGCAATAAATGTGGAGATCGAATCCGAAATCGAGCATACGGATAGTTCCTGGTCCCGCCTGGAATGTGGTTCGGATGAGATCGATTCCACCCTCGACCTGAATGAGGATGCCTGGGATATCTGGCAGGTTATTGATGGGTTTTATGTTTCTAGGGCTATCAAGGGCCACCTTGGCATGGATGATTTTGGTGATGACATTATCTGGTGGACCAGGAAGCAACTGGGTGAGCATGACCAGGAATCCCAGGATCATTATTTCGCCATGATCCGCCGCTTGTTCGGCGAGGAAGTTTTGGAAAAGGCGCGGCTGGCCTATTCTCGGGTCGAAAAAAAGTCGCGCAAGTAATTCCTGGTTTCCCGTTTCACTTTTGGACAGTTTTCCCAATTAGGAAGGACAGGACGATGTTAGACAGAGTTGACTTCAATTTGCCAACTTTCGCGCTTCACAATGACCTTATGACCCAAGAGGTTTTTGGGTATTACGAGTACAAGGGTGTAAAGCTTTCAGTACATCTTTTCCGCGTGGAATCCGCCTTCAAACCCTTGTGGCTTATCCAGGTCTACGGTGAGCATTATGTGTTCCAGGATTTATTGGCCAAGGCTGAAATGCCCGCCGAATCCGAATTGTATGCGGTCCTTCGCAAGGCCAACGATCTGACCGTCGAAACGGCCAAGGCCCGCCTGGAGGTTGCGGCATGATGAGTTGTCTCCCTCTGGATAGTTACACCGTCAATTTCCGGTATTGGATCGATGGTGAAATGCGGCAGGTTCAGCACGATACGCCGATATTCGGAATCGCCTTGGCCAAGGTTCAAGCTGGTGAGAAAGCCTGCAAAAAGCATGGCTATGATTACCTGGCGGAAATCTTCCCCAGGTTGGCCGCGCCGATTGTCACCGGAACCCAAAAAGGCCTCGATCATCTAAAGGGGTTACTGTGACCCCGGAGCGGTTTTGGGCCAATTGTCAA